TCATCTAAAACTGATGCGTTGCGGCTTCGGTTCTTCATGTCCTTGTAGGTAGTGATCCGTCATTTTTTCGGTTGCATGACCAGCCAATGCCTGAGCATAAGCTTTGCCATACTTCTCGGTAATATTGAAAATACCGAGCGCACGCAGATCATGAAAAGATGGTCTTTGTCTCGGCTCCAAATGATCACATGCACCCGACAAATCCCGATACTTTTGGAATTGCTTGGTGAGGTGATCTTCTGTCACAGCAAATGCATGTAACTTCACGGCTCGGTTATGCGCCGTGATGCGATCAGGTCGAGTTGCGATGAGGTAAGGGCAGTTCAAACGAAACGAATTTTCAAGGCACTTCACCACAGCTTCCGCCAGTTCAGGATGCATATCTACTTCGATATAGATCGGCTTGTCATAATTTAATGACTTGTGCTGCAGGACGGTAAATGTATTTTCTTTCACATTCACTGCAGTGCGTAACAGTGCCACCAGATCGCCACGACGTTGAGTGGAATGCAGTGCCAAGTCGATTGCATACTTCAACCAATCAGGGCTAACAGCACGTATTTGAGCAAGTGTTTCATTGCTAAGTCTTTGCCGTGTTTTCTTAGGTCGAATCGGTTTTAAGGTTTTCTCAGCAATGTTTTCATTCGCCCAACCATTTGCCACAAAGTATTTAAATATGTCGATCAGTAAAGAACGGTGCTTTTTTTGTTGGTTACGAGATAAATACTACTATAAGTAGAAAAATATTCAACAAAAAATAAAATTATTTATACTTTAAGTAGTTTAATTGAAATTAAACCTCGCATATGCGAGGCTTAATCGGCTTGTTCAAATTAGAAATTGGGATACCAATAGCTTACAGTACTCTTATTCTGCTTAAAATCGTTATTAATTCTACCAAATTCATTAAAATTGAAAGGAAGAATATAAGGGTGAATATCTCTTAATAAGTTTCGGAAAAGATCTTTATGTTGTTCGGCCGTTGGATGAACTATATAGTCAGCAAGAACAGCAATGACTGTCGAAAAAATATCCATTTGCGGTGTCGGAATTCTAATATATTTAAGCTGTGAAGGTCCTTCTAAGTCTAATTCACATGTGTGATTAGATCGGAATGATTTATATTTTTCTTCAGTAAAAATTCGATTTCCGCATTTATTATTTTGCTGCGCGTGAAATATAGGATGATTTGGTTGCTCCTTGTCATCAAAATCGTAATGAAATCCAATAATACCTTTCAAGCTAGTTGGAGTGGCAGGCTTTATAAATTCACAGTATTTAACTTCAGTATTATATTTAATAATACTTAACTTCTCTGAATTTGTATCTAAGGTAAGTATGGCAGTAATAAATACAGAATGGCTAAGTCTATGTGATGGTAGTTTTACAATGTCTTGTAATGGTTTATCTTTTGAGCCACAATCTGGTAAATTTTTGATATAACAAAAGAGTTCAATATCTCTGTTATTATTTTCTAAATTTACAACAGTAATATCTGAAAAATAAACTTTTGAGTTCAAGCGTGAAAGCGTTTGTTTAATCTTAGAATTAAAAAAATTAAGGTTATTTTTAAATCTTTGATCGACACGTCTTAAAATATAATCACTATGAGTCATTTATAGCCCCATCATTGGAGCTAAACGACGGTATATTTTTTTGTTTATTCTACATAAATCAGAACCTTCAGGAATCCAACTTAGATGACCTACTGATTCTTCATATGAAATAGGTTGTCTCTTAACAATACAATAATATCCAGCATTAGAATCATTATTTACAGAACACTTACAGGGCATAATATTTTGTTTATTTTTCATTGTTAAGTACTCAACAGCATCCTCAACATTTGCATCGAATAAAATTTGATCTAAATCATATCTCCACCAATAATATGAGTGAGTAGAAAATGGCCCATTGTATTTTGCATTTTCGAACTCTACGGCGAATTCAATAAACTGTTGTGGATCTAAATTGACATAAGAAGCTGCTGCTATACTATTTAGAAGAATACCAGGGAAGGGAAGTATATAGTTATACAGCCAACAACCTAAAACGAATGGAATTCGTTCTTTTAAAACTAAAGGTATTTCATCATCGGGTGTTTCTTCATCATCATATTGAATAATATCTGTTGCTAGAGTAGAGCTAGAAGCATACCTTGCAAAAATTGCTTCAAGTTCAGGTTTTTGTAGAACTACAGAAATAATTTTTGCAGGACCACCACTAAGAGTCTCTATATCTAAAGAACTAATTTTATCCTTAAGAAACATGAAACCTTGATAAACATTAATAATTTCTTTGGCACATTCTCTGTATTGATTATCCCCATCAATTTCAATTTCGATTGAAAACGAGCGAGCTTGATTGACCCTATCTTTTAAGTTCTGAGAATCGTTATTGGGCGGCTTTCTATGATAATTGCAAACAGGGATAGCTAGCTGTTTACAAGCATTAGTAATCGCACTTTCAGAGATACGGACATCTAGTCCAGATAAATCATGATCAACTACTACCATATCAACATTTAGTTTTTCTAGAACTCGTTTCCAAACATCCTCATCAGCTGCAGATATTTTATTAGGATCTCCTTTATTTTCTTCATAAAGTTGTGTTAACTCTTTCAGATTATCTGGATTCCAAATAGTTATTTGATCTTTGAAAGATGAGAGTTCTGTAATTAATGCATCTTTAATTTGGCGTGGAATATCCGATTTATCATCAATTAATAAGATCATTAGTCTTATGCCCCTAAAGGTAGTTCTATTCTAAAACAAGTACTAAAATTTGCTGGTGCTTGATCAAGCAATATAATTTTTCCTTTCTGACTTTCTACTACGCGTTTAACAAGGGCAAGCCCAAGCCCCATACCAGAGCCAAGAGAGTTAGTATCTTTAGATGTTGTTGTATATAAAGGATCCCAAATACGATTTCTTACTCCTGTTGGAATACCAGGGCCATTATCCATTACTTGTATAATATGTTTTTTTGAATCATTCCAAGCTTGAATTACAATAAGTTTATTATTATGTTTTTCATTTACTAATGCTTTTATTGCATTAGTAAATAAGTTTAGTACAAGCCCTTGGTACATTGCAGCAGGAATTAGAGGCGCTTGTAAATCTTCGTCAATTTCAAACTCTAAAGAGATATTTCTCTCCTTTCTAAAGTTTTCAAATGTTTCGGTTACTAATTCTAATACAGATAATGCATAGTAAGGTTTAATAACTGCTTGATGAATGTTTTCTACAAATAATCGAGTGTATTCAATATAGCCATTAAAATTACTTATCGATTTATCAATTTCGTTGGCAGCATCGATTAAAGATGGATCTTTATCAGCTAATGCTTTAATTTTTGCAGAAGCAGTTTGAAGGCTATGAAGAGCAGCTTCATATTCATGAGTCATAAAACCTGCAACTACACCTAATAGACTCATCACTTCAAGACTTTCACGAGCTTCCTTATCGTAATTTTCTAATTCTTTAAAATCCTCTTTTACTTTCGAATAGTATTCAACTATACGTTCTTTATCTTCAGCTAAAAGAGTAGGAGATATTTGAATTTCACGAATAACAGCATCAAACTCATCAATACGATGACCATATCGTTCTTGGCGTTCTAGTTCCTCAAGTTTGAGGCTAATTTTTTTGTCATAATATGCAATCAGTTCAATTAAAAATCTACCAATAGATCTTAATTGTTTAAATGCTTTATTTATGATGTAGCCTTGTCGATCCATACTAGGGAGTAAGGTATTATCTTCTTCATGTGGATCACTATCAACAAATAAAGCACCCACTAATTGGTGATTATTTGGCAAGCTGACCATTGGGTTGCGCTTTGGGCTGCGTGCATCTTCTGGATCCATTGGGAAATATTCATTCATGAGTGATGAACGCCAATCCCTTCTACTATGAGCAGTATCCCGATCTAAATAAAGCCAATCGTCATCATCATGCCCATAAGGTGTAATACTAAAACCATGGTCAAAAACTTTTACACCTTGATTTTCTTTAATCCATTGCCATGCAATTTGACCATTAATACCTTTACTTAAAAATACTCCTGCACGTCTAGGAAAAAAACGAACATCACCATATATATCTGTGCCCAGTCTATTATCAAAGTTAAATATTTCGAATGGTGGAATTTGATCTATATCTTCAATATCGTGGTCAAAAATAACTTTTAGGTGAGTACCTTGAATAAAGATTTTTGCATTTATCACGTAATTTTTTAAAATTAAAGAAGCTAAGTTATCTTGAGGATTATTATCAATGTTGAAATAAATATCAAATCCAGGATCCTTGATTTTAATTTCGTTAAAATTTTCACCATGAATTACTTTATGCGCTACCGTCTTATATTCAGGGGTATCTTTATTGTTTAAATTATTTTTTACATCATTAATAAAAGCAAAGATAGGGGCTGTGTTCTGAATAACATTTGATTTTACTTTTTTAATCTGTTCATCAGTTAAATGGGCTTCAGCTCTTAAGTTACTTATAATTAACTGCGTACCACATGATTCTGTAGTTTCTTCAGTAAAATATGGTACCTCTAGGGTAGTTAGGTCTTCCTGTTCATCTAGTTCTTCCCAATTAAATATAGCAGTTAATTTACTTTTAGATCCATGTTCGTTTTTTGCCACTGACTCTAAAATTAAATTTTTTCCAAGAAATCTTACAGCAAAGCGTCCAATACCTTTTGAACCTGTTACTTTGCGATTGAAAATTCTAGACTTATTATCAATCAATTTATTGGCAGTGGCTATTTTCATCCACTTATTTCTAAATTCATTGAAAGTCATACCATGACCATCATCTTTGATAATAATTTGCGTTTCTGTGATATTTACATCACAGTATGAAGCATCTGCATCATAAGAGTTTTTTATTAATTCAGTTAATGCGATAGAGGCATCATTAACAAGACGCTCTCCAAGTTCTTTTAAAATTCGACTTTCAATCGTGAATTTAATTGTTTTAGTTAATTTTCCTGAATCAGTATTAGTGCTTAAGTTCATAAGACTCTATCCATTTATTAATAACACTATTTAGTTGTCGAACTTCGATTTTTTTTAGGTTATTGGAGTGTGCAACAACCTGATCCTCAAAATTAAAATTTTGTAAATAATCAATCAAATCCACAACTTCAAAATTTTTATCAGAATCAATAGCCATTACTGATCCAACCGCTACTGCACCGACTTTGTTTTGTAGTACTCTAGGACCAAACTTAGTAAAACCTGAATGAATCAATATTTGAGGAATAATATACTTTTCATAGTTGTACCATGGATGTTGATGTGTGCAAGTATAATTCTGTCTTGAATATTCTGGAATGTTATCTAAGTAAATTTTAAGATTTTTACTAATATTTTCTTGATTAGATTTAATCAGCCAACATTTTCTTCCTTGACTTACGAAATATTTTTTAAAGCTTTCTTGATCTAATATGTATAAATCATCGGGTAGACCCTTTAAAGTAGTAACACATGGTTCAACATCATTTTTTGATATTCGATTATGGATACGTTCGCCTTCGGTTAACGTAAAAATTTTTTGAGAACCTGGACTTATTCCCCGACGCGCTCGAATAGTAGTATGCTTACTATAAGCAAGTACTTCTTTACCTGTACCACTTACACCTTGTCTTTTTGAAATATTGAGCTTTTTATCAACATTAAAATAGTTCCATTGACTATTTTTTTTAGACTTATCAATAATTGTAATGCAAGCAGTTGTGAGAACATCTTTAAACACTGGATATTCAAAGCAATAAATATCAACCTGCCATTTTTCCCGTATAAGTAAATCTCTTAATCCATTGTAGGATGGGCGAGAAACCCATTCATAGGGAATTACTTGCGCTATTAATCCAGCTTCATGTGTTTTGATTAATCCTAAAGCTATAAAATAAGAAAATAGGTTGCTATGCAAGTTGAATTTAATATTCAATTGCTTTTCTAGATATTTACCTATTTTTTCTTTCCAGGGAGATTCAATATCATGATGTCTTACATAGGGAGGGTTACCTATACATGCATCAAAATTTTTTTCTTTTAAATTGAATGCACAATCATTAATTATTTTGATTCGAGTGTTTTTTGAAAAACTACTAACAATTGCATTTGGGTCTATTTCAATCCCCAAATAATGTTCAAAGTGATCTGATTGACTAAATCTTGCATCACCTGCACCAAAGTCAACAATGTTCTTTAAAGGGTCAGTTCTATATTGCTTTACTAAACTCCAGAAAAAACTTACAACATCTTCAGGAGTGCTGACTTGAGATGCGCTTAATTCATAATAAGTTTTAGGAGTCTTATATTGGTTTCTAACAGCCTCAATGTTCATATAAAACCCTGATAATTTACTTTAAAACTACAATAAGTGAATTTAACATAGTAAAACTATAAAAAATATACTAAAACCATTAAGTTAACAAAGGGTGTACATAAAATAATCTTATTAAAAAACCTATACATCCCTATAAAGCCCAACAACTTTTCCAACCAATTTGCATCCTTCACGAAGCTCCATGATTTTCTCTAGCCATTTGGGGTTTAAAGGTTCCAAATACATACCGTTGCTTTCTACGATCAATTTCTTGAACGTTGCTTCTGTTTCCCCGTCGCATGCAACGATAACCAAATCACCTGTTTTTAAATCACTTATTTGAAAGTCAGGATTTACATATATTTTGTCGCCAGGGCGGAAGTCTGGAAGCATTGATTCCCCAACAACTTCTAAACCATAGCCATGTTTTCCACATTTAGGATTCGGCGGTAGCCATTCCTCAAATTGTGTTCCTGCTGGCACACCTTCAGTAGAAGTCCAAGTACCAGCTTGTACCCATGAAATTACGGGTACTAATCGACCTGCAATTGGAAAGGGGCTTGAAATGTTTGTTTCTAATCCTGTTCCATGATCTAAGTAGCTAATATCTACATTAAATTTTTCAGCCAATATCTGCATTTTTTCTTCGCGTGGTTTTGCAATTCCAAGCGTATATCTACGAGCCATTTCATATGTGACTTCTATTGCATCTTTCAACTGATTTACAGTCTTTATCGGCGAGTCGTCTTTATCCATAAGACTTTTTAGCCTTGATGCAAAATCATGATACTTAGCTGTTTGCACTTTGGATTTCTTTCCATTTTCTACCACAGGTAGAATATTACCTCGTATTTTAAGTTGCACCAATACTATTTTAGGTAGTATATTGTCTTCTACTTTAAGTAGTGTTAATGGTTGCATAATGTCATCACCAAAGGTTGCTTTAGAAAAAGCTATAAAAATAGCAGGCAGTAAGTCGGCATTAGCCCGCAGTATAGGTATTACGCCGTGGGCTTTAAGTAAGTGGAATTTCGATAGAATTCCTGAAGAACGTTGTTTGTCTATTGAAGAATTAACCAATCAACAAGTTAAAGCAGAGCATTTAAGACCTGATATCAATTGGGCATTCGTTCGTTCTACTAAAAATAGTAATAAAGCACCCATCGAATAAACACGTTCAAAGGAACTCGATATGAACATATTAGATGCTGCTTATAACACTGTGCATGACTACAAAGGTGGCGCATCGGCACTTGCTCCACGTATGGGCATTAAAAGTCCCGCCGTGCTCAACAGCAAAGTCAATCCAAATACTGACACCCATCACTTGACGCTACTCGAAGCATCAAAACTGATGGCACTCACCAATGACTACCGAATTCTGCAAAGCCTCAATGCCCAACACGGCAAAGTGGCGATCAACCTGCCTGACATACCCGAAAGCCGAGACACCGCATTAACCGATCTCGTCCTGAGCTTTGGAATGAAAGGCGGAAACGTCTACACGCTATTTAAAGAAATGATGGCAGACGGACGCATCACACGCGGGGAAGCCATAGACATGTCTAGGGTGATCCACCGACTCCACGAAATATTGGCAGAACTCGATACGCAGATACACCAATGCGTAGACGATAAAAAAGAGGTAACCCCATGAGCTTAGATGCAACGATTTGGGCTTGGAGAGCGGAAGTAGACAGTTCCACACAACGCCTCATATTACTTTCACTTGCAGACCGTGCAGGAGAAGACCACAAATGCTACCCAAGCATTATGCGTATGGTCAAAGACACCAAGATGAACCGTAAAACCATCATCAAAGTATTAGACGACCTAGAACAAAAAGCCCTGATTAAATTTACAGGCAGCATAGTTGGCAACGGCGTAAAAGTTTATCAACTGCTCGGTGTAGTCGGTCGGGAAGATGAACAAACCAGTACCAAAAAGGGGACTAGTGGTAAAAACGGTACTAGTTCCAATTTAGGTACAGGTTCCAATATTGGTACTAGTACCGAAAACGGAACAAGTACCAGTACCAAAAACGGTACCGAGACCAGTACCGAAATTGGGACACAGAATCTCCCAAGGAATCTTCCAATAGAATCTAAAAACAAAAAAGACTGGCTTTGCTTGAAAAAACTTCGTGAAGAAATTTCATTGGCGGATGACAGCATCGAACCAGAAACCATCCTGAACGCAAAATGGGCTGAACGAGAAAAACGCGCATTCGAGATTTACAACCAAGACAGATCCCTTTGCGATGCACTGATGAATTTTCACTTTGCCGATTGGTTGCTCAACGCATACCGAAGCAAATATTCAAACACTGAAAAATCGGGGTACAGCAAAACCACTGCATCCGAAAACCCAAAGCAGCTCAGCGACAAACAAATTGCGAGCTTTGCTCAGAAACTGGCACACCATCCTGAATTTTCGAGCAAGTACAGCGAACCGGGTGAGTCATTTGAAAAACTGGCAGCACGCATCGCCGTGAAACTACAAAACCCAACCCAAGCCAAAAAATGGGAAAGCTACCTGAAGCAAGTCGGATTTAGCGGCAACTTGAAGGAGGCAGCATGATTCCTCAGGGCAGAACACACATCGAAAACGATGGGACATTTTGGCAAAACCACAACGGCACATGGTCTTACTGGAGCGACGTGTTTGGTTGGTGTGGATACATCGGTTCGGTGAATCACATGTTTATGAATAACAAGATCGAGTTGGGGATGGTGCAAGCATGAAGATCATGATCGGAATTGATACTGGCGTGAATACAGGATTCGCCGTAGCTGCAGACCGTGGTAACGGCGGAGAGCTTGAACATGTTGAAAGCCTATCCATCACACAAGCAATGGCCAAAGTCCAAAAGTACGCTCAAACATGGGGTATCCAAAACATTTGCCTGTATATCGAAGATGCCCGAAAACGTACTTGGTTTACAGGTGGACGAGAAAAAGCTCAAGGCGTTGGATCTGTAAAACGTGATGCGCAGATTTGGGAAGATTGGTGCAAAGAGCAGGGCTACACCTACAAGATGATTCACCCAGCAGCCAATGCCACTAAAAAGCAAGCGACAGACTTTATCCGAATGACAGGTTGGAAAGGTCGAACCAATGAACATGCGCGAGATGCGGCCATGTTGGTATTTAAACGATTTGCGAAGTTTTGAGGAATAGAGAATGAATGCTGCAGTAGTAAACCAACATATCTTGCAAAGTGTGGATTGGACTCGATTTGATTTGGAAGGCTGGCTCTACCAGTTCGGTGCGTGGATGTTATCTGCAATGGGTACGTGTGGACGCATTGTTAATCCAATTGCTGTGGCCATGGACAGTGCAGCCAAAGCGAGAAAGTATAAGAAGCTCTCTAAAAAGGAACAGCAACAGATCATTGTTGATTATCTCGCAGGGGACTTTGAACCACCTAAGATCAAGAACAGCCGTATAAGCTGTCAAATCAATGACAATGAAGCTCGCGCCGTACAGCGTTTGATATTAGATATGTTTGGTCAGTCTGAGATCATGGATGATTGGATGGATGCAATCATCGGCCGATACTTTTATGGCAACTCATGGGCTGAGATGGTGACAGATGAACGCAGTCAGATGGATGCACGTATGGATGTTAAATGTGGCTTGGCTGCGTTGCATTGTCGGTATGGGTTTATTACATTCTATTGAAGAGTCTGATATAGTAATATAGTATTTGAAAAGCACTAATAATGAATGTAACTAGGTGAAATTATGGCAAAATTACCCAATAGTATGAAAAACAAACAGCCACCACTATACAGACGTAATGTTACTGTTTCTCCTCCAATACTTGTAAGTGGATTAACAATAAAAGGCTCGGATGATTTATTGATAGTAAATTTTTTAGATGGGGTTAATAATCAAGAAGAAAATGCTTTAATATCCTCATATGCATTACCTAATGATGTTGCGAAAACATTGCTAGACTCTATACAAACTCATTTTGATTCATTAAGTATATCGGAAGAATAGTAATGTATATAACCCGATCGATAATAAATAATAGTCTCTCATCATTAGAAAGTTTATATGAAGACACAGAAAATTTAGTCAATGAGACTGAAATACATTCTAATATTGAAAATAAACCACTTTTATTTCGTGATATTAAGAGTGTTTTTAAAAGAGATGAATCTTTGTCTTGGCATGATTACACTAAAATAGTAAATGAAACTTTAATATGTATAGATGGCGATACAAATCTTACTTTAGCAAAAATAAAGGGTAAAATAAAAAATAAAAAATTAAAGGAACAGCTAACTAAAATAAATGAGTTAACTAAAAAAGATAAAGTAGATATTGCATCTTTAAATCAATGTTTAATGTTCTTAAATTCTAACAAGCTACAAAAAGGAGAGTTTTTTGTTGATCCTGTAGATGGTAATTTAGTTTTATACTACAATGAAAATAATAGGGTTAGTAATAAATCCTTGACAATTTCTTTTACAGGTCATAAGAAAATTAATTTTAATATTGTAGATAGAAAGCAAGGATTAACAAGAATGAATGGTTATCTAGTAATGAAAGATAATAGTTCTTTCTATAGAATAGATGAATTATTTAAAATATTTTAATAAGAGTTTACTGTGAGTATTATTAACTATCCTTTATGGCGTCATATTAATGCGACTTGTTCAAAAACAGCCCCAGATTACGTAGATGCGTTCAAGTTGAAAGATAGTGAATTATCGTCTATGACGAGTTCGTATCGCTCAAATAATCCAGTTAAAATTGAGAACATTACTGAAAAAGTTAAAAACATTATATGTGAGTTTGAGAAAAATAATTACACATGCCATAAAAATAGTAGTCTATTAGAAATAAATTTACAACAAGCTGTAAATGATGCTAATTTAGAAACAGATTTATTGGAAATTATTGTAGATGATTTTCCTCATCATAGTTTGTTTTTTAAGAATAATTGCTATAATGATTCATCTAGTCGTATGATTATTTATCAAGCAATTATTGATAATATAATTCAGCATCATGAATTAAAAAATTATAAATAGTTAAAAAAGCACCTCACGGTGCTTTTTTTAATCCCTAAAACTTTCACTTCTAGGAATAGAATACCAATAGCGGATTTTCTCACCATTATTTAGAGTTTCAATGTTAATTAATTCAAATTGAGGATTGCGGTAGAACAGATTTGAAATCATTTGCTCCACACGTGCTGTACGTTCGTGTAGAGGTTCATTTTTTGACTCAGCTATACAATTTAAGTCATTGAAATAAATTGATCTCCCCGAGTTCTTCGATTCAACACTAGTCTTCTCTTCACTGGTATCTATTTTATTTTCCAAAGCTTTTTTTAATAATTCAATCATTGCACTGTTAAGCGAATAATCAAACTCATCTGCGAAATCTACTAATTGTTGATGTAATTCAGGAGGTAAGCGGACTTGCGTTTTAATGAAATTTGTCTGTTTCTGCATGATTATCTCCTTGCTCTTGACACTAATTATAGGTACATGTAAATTAATGTCAATGCACCTAAATTTAGGTGCAAAAAAGCCCCGAGAACTTTGGACGGCAATCGAGGCTTCTATCTAATCCCTGCAAGGAGATAAGACATGAATAGTCTATCATTTAACGCTATCCAATTTCATCCTATACAACAAAACGATGACCAAATTTGGATTACTTCATCAGAGCTAGCTAAAGCTCTAGGTTACTCTGATAGTCGATCAGTGACTAAAATATATAATCGTTACTCAGATGAGTTTTTATCTAGTATGACAACGGTGGTCAATTTGGCTACCGTTAGAACGACTGGCTTAATTGCAATGGATAACCGAATTTTCTCATTAAGAGGCGCACATCTGATTGCCATGTTTGCCCGTACCCAAGTTGCTAAAGAATTTAGAAAATGGGTTTTAGATATTTTAGAAAAAGAAAGCAAACCAAAACCTTTGACCGATATACGAGATCGCATACCGCTAGCAGAAGCAGTAGGGGTTTTAGTCAGTAAATCTAACTTCAATACTGTTGAAGTTTATAAAATGATTAATCAACGCTTTGATGTGAACAAAGTCGATGAGATTCCACAGGATGTTCTACCTTTCGCCGTTGAGTATGTGCATAACCTAACTGCGGTAGTCGCACGAAGTAATGAACTACAACGCCAAGATCAACATGCTGTTCAACAATTAGTAGAAGCCGTCATCCAACAAAACTTTAAGATGATGGGTGTTTGGAATGCATTGAGATATTTAAATCCAAATGATTTCTTTACTTACTCAGGCTTAATCGTTCGCTCTAATCAGCTTGCACTGAAACTGAGTAAACGATACAACTTGAAAGGGGAAAACGGCGAGCCACTGGTCAGCCAAAATTTCAGACAGGTTTCTTTTTCTAACGGTGAGTTGATGGAGACAAATCCGAATTGGTTTAATGCGCCTGCTTAAAGATTTTTTTATAAAAAAATACTGATAGAATTGTAAACAAAAAAAAGCGCCGACTCGGAAAAGTTGGCGCTTTATAATTGGTATTCTTATGTTTATCTGTTTTGGATCTTTCTTGTCTTCGGTTCAAATTGCGAATGGAGCAAATATTAGCTAAATCCGATATAGCTATTAGTTGACATTTGTAGCCTATAAGCTACAATTTAAACAAGCAGAAAGAGGTTGTCATGTATCAGGTACTTTTAACAGATGAATTTGATCAGTGGTTAAATGGACTACGTGATAACCCAACCAAACGAAGATTGGCTCGCCGTTTAGAGAAAGTTCAATCTGGAAACCTTGGTGATACAAAGCCAGTAGGTGAGGGTGTTTGGGAGATGCGAGAATTCTTTGGTCCTGGTTGGCGTATGTATTACATACAACATGGTGATGTGATTATTGTCATGTTAGGTGGAGGTGATAAATCCACTCAACAACGAGATATAGCCAAAGCCATTGAATTGTCTAAAACATTGGAGGATTAGATCATGGTTAAAATCTCTGGGCTTAAACGCTTTGATATGGCAGACCACTTAGATAGTGAAGAAGCGATCGCTGATTATCTTTCAATGATTTTGGAAGAAGATGATCCAGAGGCATTTATTCAAGCTTTAGGTACTGTTGCTCGTGCAAGAAGTATGAAAGAAATTGCAGAAAAAACAGGCTTAAACCGTGAAAGCTTATATAAAGCATTATCAGGTGATTCAAGCCCTCGTTATGAAACGATTGCAAAAGTGGTTGGTGCATTGGGATTAAAAATTGCAATTGTCCCACAAGCTGCTCATTAATTTCATAACTTGACCTTGTACAAAGGGTATGGCATATTTCTGCTATAGTGAGCGAAGTTATAATAGTTCACTAAGTTTATTAAAAGCTCGCTAATGCGGGCTTTTTTATGAAAAATATACTTAAAACTTAACTAGTGGATAAATATTAGATGAAATCCCATTTTATTCGTGAAGGAATGAGAATTTTAAATGCTTGTCATGAATTAGGTTTAGATCTTGGATATTGCGTAGATTATCCTGATCATTTCTTAGTTACATTACCAAATGGTTTAGATCTATTAGTTCCAGCAAAAAGATGGATTGTAGTTGAAGGGCGATTTGTTTCGATTATGACAGACGAAGAGTATAAAGCTAGATTTGGAACAGTTACTGATACAAAGAGTTGATTTTGATACTGGATATATAAGTAAATAAAATTCCTCAGTAATTTATATTACGTTAATCGTGAACTTGCCGAACTTATTACGGAAAACAAAGCCCTGCTAACACAGATGTGATAGCGGGGCTTTTTCTTTTTCAAATTCGAGGATCAATCTATGAAGTTTGTAAATTGTCAGGGTTGTGAACAACGGAGGAAATGGCTGCATGACCGAGCAAAACAATCAATCAGTTCCATCCAGCGAGCAATTGACGCTCTCTCAAGTGTTGGGACAAAACAACCAGATCCTAAAGCAAAACAACCAACTGATCGTAAACCAAAACGAACTGATCAAAGCGATAAAGCAGTTAGTGCAGATCAACACTAACCAATCCCATCACATTCAAGAACTTATATGTTTGCTTACGGATGAGTCAACGGATGAGGATCAGCATCAATCTTTGGATGACTAATGATGTCAAGACCATGCCGAGAATATGGATGCCCTAATCTTGTTAAGACAAGAGATCAGAAAGGGTACTGTGATGATCACGCCAGCAAGCGAAGCAACTGGAACAAACGCCCACAACGATCAGGATCAACCACAGAGCGTGGATACGGACATGCATGGCGATTGCTACGTGAGCAAGCGTTGCGCCGTGATGATTATCTTTGTGTGAATTGTGCGGCCAATGGTTACATCGTAGAAGCAACAGACGTGGATCATATCGTGGCCAAGGAACATGGCGGTACGGATGACTTAGTTAACCTCCAATCGCTTTGTTCGCCGTGCCACCAAGAGAAAACGGCAAAAGAAGACAGTAAGAATGGGAGGGGGAGTCAAAAAGTTCAGACCTTTGCCCCTAAATGACCGCCCCCCAAGTCACATTTTTACGTGCGCGAAATTAAAAATTCAGGGTATTGACAAATGAGTGGAATTGCATCTGTTCCTGGGCGAGGTAGAAAGCCAAAACCTCAAGAGACAAAAAAGGCATCAGGCAACAAGGGTAAGCGACTGCTTAATCATAATGCTCCTGAGTTTTCTGAAGTTACAGATATCGAGGTTCCTGAGTACATCACTCCAATGGAGCATGCAGCCATGATGTGGCGTTCGGTGATTCCGGAGTTACTGAAAAACAAAGTGCTTCGGATTACTGATATGCACAATGTTGAAGCTTTCTGTATTGCTTACCACAACTGGCGTTCAGCCCAAAAAGAAGTAGCTTTGTTCGGGGTTACGATGACAAATGATCAAGGTGGCGTTATAAAAAATCCGGCTTTAACAGTGCTAAACGAAGCATCAAAACAGATGGTTACTTTCGGTTCATTGCTGGGTTTGGATCCGTCATCTCGTAGTCGTTTAACTGGTGGAAATGGCAAACCAAAAGATAACCCGTTTGCAAAGGTATTGAATATGTGACGAGGCAGAAATGACAGCTTTCCCAAACGTTGACATAGCAAACAAGTGGGCAAAGCAAGTTGTTTCAGGAAAAATACCTACGTGCAAATGGGTAAAACTGGCTTGTCAGCGCCATTTAAATGACTTAATTCACGCTAAAAAGAAAGAATTTCCATATAAATTTGAACCAAAATTAGCAGAAAAGAAGATCGCTTTCATTGAATTGCTACCCCATACAAAGGGTGAGTGGGCAATGAAGAGAATGAAGATCTCGCTTGAACCTTGGCAAAAGTTTGGAATTGCTTGCACCTTTGGATGGACGCGAAAAAAGGATGGATTCCGACGTTTCAGGGAGAGTTATTGGGAAGTACCTCGCAAGAATGGTAAATCTGCGATTGCTGCTGGTGTCGCTCTTAACATGTTTGCGAATGATGGTGAGTTCGGTTCAGAAGTCTATGCTGGTGCTACGACAGAGAAGCAAGCTTGGGAAGTATTTAAACCTGCAAGATTAATGGCCGTTCGATCTCCTGAATTTATTGAAGCGGCAGGCATTTTGATCAATGCTGGAAGTCTAGAGATACCAGATGAGGGTTCAGTTTTTGAACCAATCACAGGTGATCCTCCAGATGGTCAGTCACCACACTGTGCTGTGGTTGATGAGTTCCATGAACATCAGACTTCATCGCTATATGACACGATGCAAACAGGTATGGGTGCTCGCCGTCAGCCAATGATCTTTACGATCACCACAGCAGGTTTCAATATTGAGGGGCCTTGCTACGATCTACGTGGACGAGTGCAGGAAATGCTGTTGGGTACGGTACCCGATGATGAGCTTTTCGGTTGGATTTGGACCATTGATGAAGGAGATGATTGGACTGATCCGAAGGTTTTGGCCAAAGCCAATCCAAATTATGGCGTTTCTGTCTACGGTGATTATCTAGAATCACAGCAGCGTCGAGCAATACAGAATGCATCTAAACAAAACGCATTTAAGACCAAGCATCTAAACGTTTGGGTATCTTCTCGAACTGCCTATTTCAACATGGAAAAGTGGCAAGGTTGTACGGATAAAAACCTTAAATTTGAAGATTTTTTCACTGTTCCATGTTTAATGCCAATCGACTTGGCATCCAAGATAGATATTTGTGCTCGAATCAATTTGTTCTACAGGATTGAGGATGGGAAATTACATTATTACTGCATTGATCCTCGCTTCTATCTGCCAGAAGACACTGTGATGAATGGTGAGGAAAAGCAGGTAATTGATCGGTATCAGAAATGGATGAATTTAGGGTTTTTAGAAGTTCATGATGGTTATGAAAATGATTTTACGCTTGTCGCAAGTGATCTGATTAATGATGCCAGTAAAGTACCTCTGACTGAGGTTCCTTATGATGAATGGAGTGGTTTTCAGGTCGCACGTGACATTACAGATGCGGGATATGAGGCAGTGAAAATTCCAAAGAATGTGAAAACCTTTTCACCCGCGATGAAAGAGCTAGTTGCAGCGATTTCATCTGGACGTTTCCATCATGATGGGAATCCGATTTTATCTTGGATGATCGGAAACGTAATTAGTAAGCCTGATGCCAATGAAAATGATTTTCCTCGTAAAGAGAAAAGTGCAAAGAAGATTGATGGTGCTGTCGCATTATTGATGGGTATCAGTCGTGTGCTTGCATTAACCAGCCAGAAACAAGAATCGAATTTATCTCAACACTTGGAGAAACACGGGGTTAGAAGATTGTAATGAATTTATTATCAAAAATGGGGGCGTTTCTTGGTTTCAAGAATTCGCCCTCAATCATTTCTAGTCCTGATGATTTAGCCAGACTTTGGGGTGCTGATTGTGTCGTTGGTAGTCAGCCAATAACCCCAACACGAGCAATGCAATTAACAACTGTATTTACATGTGTAAGGGTTTTGTCTGAAAGCATGGGGATGTTGCCTTGTCGGCTATATCGCAAAGAGGGCAAGAAAAAGATTCCTGCTGAAGATCATAAGTTACATGATCTTCTTTACGTTGCACCAAATGACTACATGACTGCTCAAGAGTTTTGGGAGTTGTTAATGGTGTGTTTGTGCCTACGCGGCAATTTTTTTGCTTATAAAGTTTATGCGCTGGGCCAAGTTGTTGAGTTGTTACCGCTTGAACCCTCAACCGTTACTCCAAAACTTAAAGATGATTGGACTGTTGAATATCACGTTTCATTTAAAGATGGCGTGAAGATCCTTTCACAGCAAGAAATTTGGCATGTTCGATTATTCACATTAGATGGTTTAAATGGACTAAATCCAATTGCCTACGCTAGAAAGTGTTTTTCTCTTGGTTTAGATCTTGAGACGCACGGCTCAAATCTTTTTAAAAATGGTGCTGTTACTTCTGGTGTTTTAGAAACCGATGAGGAACTTACAGATACAGCATTTGGTCGGCTTAAAACAGAGTTTACTGAAAATCATACAGGGCTTACCAATGTTTATAAGCCAATGATTTTAGAGAAGGGACTTAAGTGGAAACCAACAGCACTCAATCTTGAAGACTCTCAATTTCTTGAAACGAGAAATTATCAATCAAATGAAATTTGCGCTTTGTATCGTGTGCCTCCGCATTTAGCGGGCATGTTGGAAAAAATGACACTGAATAATATTGAGCACATGGGTATGTCCTTTGTGAGTTATTCACTTGTCCCTTATATGACGCGTATTGAGTCACGCATCAAAGTCGGTCTGATCAAACCAAGTGAACGAAATAAATATTATGCCAAGTTCAATGCAGGAGCATTGATCCGCGGTGATTTGAAAACCAGATATGAGTCATATGCGATCGGTATCAACTGGGGTTTTTTATGTCCAAACGATGCTAGGGAACTAGAAGACATGGACCCACGCGAAGGCGGTGACATTTACCTCACACCAATGAATATGACGACCAATCCTGATAAGGGGAAAGATAGTGGAAGTTAAATATTTAAATGTTCCTCTAAAAATCAAATCTGTATCAGATACGGGTGAATTTGAAGGGTACGCATCTGTTTTTGATGTCATTGATAGTTACAGCGATATCGTAGTCCGTGGTGCATTCCAAAAGTCATTAGAACGTTGGGCTGAAAGAAATGATTTGCCTTCAGTTTTGTGGCAACACCAAATGGCTGAACCGATTGGACCATTTACCGAGATGAAAGAAGATGATTACGGGCTTTTTGTTCGTGGTCGTTTACTTATTGATGATGATCCATTGGCAAAACGTGCGCATGCTCATATGAAGGCTGGCAGTGTCAAAGGGATGTCGATTGGTTACATGCTGAAAGATTGGGAATATGACTCTGCAAAGGGTGCATTTTTACTTAAAGAAATTGATCTGTGGGAAGTGTCTATTGTGACCATGCCTGCAAATACTGAAGCAAAGATTACCGAAGTGAAAGCATCACTTCAAAAAGGCGAGATTCCTTCGCCGTCCAGTGTAGAGAAAGCATTACGAGAGGTAATGGGACTTTCTCAAAAACAGGCCAAGGCTTTTATGGCTAAAGGCTACAGTGCATTAGGTTCTCAGCGAGATGTTGAAAGTCAATCCAGCACAGTCGATTCAATTAAAGACTTAACAGCATTTTTAAGAGGATAAATACTCATGGCTATTGATGAAAAAGATCTTGGCGAAGTAATCACAGATCTAAAGGGTGCATTTGAAGATTTTAAAAAATCAAATGATAAAGAACTCGATGCGATTAAAGCGGAAAAGGCAAAGCAAGTTGAAGTAACAGATAAACTTAATGAAAAATTGGGTGATCTAGATGCTTTAAAAGCAGAGCTTGAAAAGGAAATTAAACAAGCGAAGCGACCGGGTGCACCAAGTGGTGGGGATGTTGAAGCACATAAAACAGGCTTTTTACAATTCTTGCGCAAAGGTAATGACGATGGGCTTGCTGATCTCCAAAAAAAGGCAATTCAAATTGGTGTGGATGCAGATGGTGGCTATGCCGTACCAGAGGAACTAGACCGAACCATTTTGCAGTTGCTTCATGATGAAAGTCCAATGCGCAAAGTGTGTAATCAAATCACCGTAAGTACATCTGACTATAAAAAATTAGTCAGTTTGGGTGGCGCGGGTAGTGGTTGGGTTGGTGAAACAGCCGCACGTCCTGAAACAGGTACACCAACATTACAACAAATTATGGCTACCATGGGGGAGATTTACGCTAATCCACAAGCCACACAAACCTCACTAGATGATGTTTTCTTTAATGTTGAAACATGGCTACAAGATGAAGTTGCTCGTGAGTTTGCAGAAAAAGAAGGCTTAGCTTTCTTGCTGGGTGATGGAATTAACAAGCCTAAAGGTATTCTTAATAATCCTTTTGCAGCGACGGATGATAAAACTCGTCCATTCGGAACGATCCAACAACTGAGTTCTGGTACTGCTGGAACTTTTAATGGCGACAACCTAATTGACCTAATCTACTCAATTAAGGCGGGGTATCGTCAGAACGCAGTTTTCATGATGACCAATCTTACACAATCTAAAGCCCGTAAGTTGAAAGACAACGAAGGCAATTACCTGTGGCAACCTGGTCTACAAGCTGGACAACCTTCAACCTTGTTAAGCTATGGAATTGAAGAAAACAACGATATGCCAGAAGCCGAAGCGGATGCGAATGCTATTTTATTTGGTGATTTCAAACGTGGTTATACGATCGTTGATCGCATGGGCACGCGTATCTTACGTGATCCATTCACAAATAAACCTTATGTGGGTTTCTACACAACAAAACGTGTTGGTGGAATGTTGACAGATAGTAGTGCATTTAAAGTTTTAGCTTTAAAAGCATAATTCAATTTGGGTATTGAAAGCCTCTTTTAAGAGGCTTTCTTTTTTGGAGAGTTCAAATGCCAGTTATTACGGTTAAAGAGAAATTTAAGATTGCAATCGATAACGGTAATCAAGTTGTAGAGTTTGTACCAGGTGAATTTATGGTTGATGATCGTGTGGCTCATGTGGCCATTCACCAACTTAAAGTCGCTGTACTAAAAAAGGGTGGTAGCAAAAATGCCAATTCTGACATTGGAACAGGTGAAGCAGCGGCTCAAAATTGATAGCGAAGATGAGGATGCAGATCTTCAACTATTAATAGATGCTTCGCTTTCTGCATTTGAAGAAGTAACAAATCGAAAACTGTATGAAGTGGGTGAGGTTATTCCTGAAGATGTCACCAATGGGATACATGTATCGCCTTTCATTGTTCAGGGTGCTTTAGCCTTAATTGGATATTGGCATGAAAATCCTGAAGCAACAGGCAACATGGAGCTATTACCTAAATCAACGACGTGGGCTTGGAATCGACATCGGTTTATAAATATGGGGTGATTTATGGAGTTTGGAAAACTTAAACACCGCATTACCGTTCAGAAATATACTGAATATCAAGATGATAATAACCCTGAATATTTAACTAAGGAATGGGTTGAATATTGCACTGTTTGGGCAGATGTTCAGGATCTTTCAACCAGAGATACATTACAGGCTCAGTCAATTTGCTCTACATTACAAGCGCGTGCTGTGATTCGTTATAGCTCTAAAGCTGTATTAATTGATAGCACCATGCGCATATTGTTCGATAGTAAGTTTTATCAAATAAACGGTAATCCAAAACGTGATTTACACAATCGTAAAACTTATATCACTCTCGAACTGAGTGAGGGGCTAAAGGAATGGATATAGCAAAGTTTGAGTTAACTGGTGATAAGCAGATTTCTAAACGACTTAATCAACTCAGTAATCCTCAGATAGCTAAAAAACTGGCAGTTCGTTCGGCTCGTAAAGCTATGACACTGGTCAAGAATGCCGCTGTTGCAAATGCAAGTTTAATTGATGATCCTGAAACATCAGAACAAATCTCAAAAAATATCGTTGTCCGAGCTGGGAAATCTAAAGATAGAAATTCTGTACGGATGCGAGTTGGTGTGAAAGGCGGTACTGAGTTTTGGCGAATACATAAAAATATGGTTCGCAAAAACAATGCAAGTGGTGAGAATGAGCGTATACCAAATCCTTATTACACACCTGTACCCAACAATACTTCGTATTGGTGGCATGTAGAGTTAGGTACTAGGTACTCAATGGCTGTTCCATTTCTACGACCAGCATTGGATAACAATATTGAAGTTGTTACTCGAACATTTTCAGTTGATTTTATGGCGGGTATTGATGAGGAGTTGAGGAAAATCCAATGATTCCAATACGCACAATTCTGAATGATGCACCATCTGTTACAGCGTTATTAAAGGGGAGTGATGGTGTGTTGCGAGTATATCGAGATTTGGCAAGTGAGGGAGTGCAATACCCTTATGCTGTGTGGACGTTAGTCAGTGGCCATGCCATCGACAACGTAGATGTTCCTGCGGTGGATGACAGTATTGAAATACAGATCGATGTTTATGCTAAGACTGAACAAGACCGAGACAATGTATTTAAAGCGGTGCGAAATGTATTAAAGCATCACAGCATTATTAATAACTTTCCAAATATTGGTTCAGGTGTTCCTGGTATTTACAGAGGGACGTTCACATGTGGCTGGTTGATCGAGGCCTAAAGGTTTTATTTGAAAGATAGCGACCTAAATGGTCGTTTTTTATTGCCTATTGTTTGAGGAGTAGCTACTCATGGCGCGTATTAAAGTTCAAAAAACCCAAGTATTTTATTTTGATGGAACTGCAATCGTTCCTGTGGTCTGTGCAAAAACAATTGATTTAGGTCAGGACAGTGAAGAAGATGTTGATGTAACTTGTCTTGATTCTGATGAGGTTGATAGTGATGCAGGTCAAGTCACACCCGGTGAAGGTTCACTTGCAATTGACTTTGATGATGAAAACTCATCACATCTTCAATTATTAGCCTTATCTAAAACAGATCCAAAGCAAACAGTACACTGGTATCTAGGTTCTTCACACAGTACTGATGGACCAACTGTGACAGGGGGCGCGGTAACATTACCAACAACACGTACATGGTGGGAGTTTGATGGATATCTTAAACGTGCAGCGCCAACTTTTGAAAAAGGACAACATGTTGGATATTCATTCCCACTGAAACGCCGTTCTTCAGTCCAAGAAACAATCCGTACTATTGGACCATAATCATGAAAAGTATTAAGGATCTTAAGCGTGTCACCAAAATTGGTGCGCCTGTTAAGCGGACTGTGGCATGGGTCGTTATAGCAGATGACGATAATATTGATTTTCTACGTGAACAAACGGGTAATAGTGAAATCGTTTTGGGGGAATTGGTAGATTTAGAAGGTCAGGTTTTTATTAAAAAACTTAGCTTTAATGATACATCTGAAACTTCAAAGGCCATCGAGTGGGATATTGACTACGACAATATTGAAAACTCAAAGGTAAAGGCTGTGGATCATCGACAATTACAGGCTGCACAGTTATTAGGTTCAGTTTGTGAAGATTTAGATGGCAAGCTTTTCTTTAGTTCTGTAGATGATGTTCTTTGCTCAGATCCGAATTTCATTAATGCCTTATATGCCGTTTCCAGTGAGGTTAATAATTTTTCGGGAAAGTCTCGGACAAAGAGTTCTCAGAAAATGAATTCTGGTGCGAGCTTGTTATCAATGGAATCGGTGGAAACACCATTGGAGAAGCCAAGCGAAACCTAAGCAATGCCGAGTTTCAAATATGGAGAGCCTATCGTGAAAGACGAGGCTCTCTTTTTATTGGTCGCCGTATTGAGCAGGCTTTTGGAAGTTTCATGGCCTTTTATCACAATGGCAAAGTGAAAGAGGAAGATTATCTCGAACCTGCTCTTTTTATGCCACATGAGGATAAACCTAAAGAAATCGAGATCTCGTTGGATGAAGCTATGGAAAATGGGTTTCGATGAAAGTGAACCGTCAGTTGGCGGTTTTTTTATTGTCTGGAGAAAAGTATGGCGACCAATCTTGGTACTTTGACATTAAATCTTATTGCAAATACAGGATCATATACACAAGGTTTGCGAAATGCTGAAAGTTCAACAGACTCAGCCTTTAAAAAAATGCGTGGTGCAGTTAATACCTATGGCAATGTTGTTGGTGCTGTAGCAGCGAGTGCGATTGTTGGATTGGCTGGCCTAGCATATCAAACAGCACAAAGTGCAGTAGAGCTTGAGAAATTTGCACTGCGAGCAAACTCATCAACCCAAGAGTTTCAAAAGATGGCAGTAGGTGCTGCTGCCTATGGTATCCAACAAGAAAAACTCTCTGACATGATGAAAGATTTCAATGAGAGATTGGGAGAGTTTACAACGATTGGCTCAGGGGAAGCGGTAGACTTTTTTGAGCAGATCGCAACCAAAACTGAGGGTGGTGCTGCAGGTGCGAAAAAACTTGCATTAGAAATGCAAAAACTAAGTGGACCAGATGCTTTGCAACTTTATGTCGATAAGATGCAGGAAGCAGGTGTAACACAACAGCAGATGTCATTTTATCTAGAAAGCATGGCATCAGACATGACAGACCTTATCCCGTTGTTGATCAATGGTGGTGAAGGAATGAAACTTTATTCAGATGCTGCTGAACGTGCTGGCTTAGTGATGAATGAAAAGACAATTGCATCATCAAAGATTTTAAAAGAGCAAGTATATCTATTAGATTTGCAGTTGCGCGGAGCAAAAAACCAACTTATGCAAGCTGTTATTCCTGCTTTTGTAGATATAGCAGGAGCATTCTTTAGTGGCTCAGAACAAGGTCTGCAATTCACCGAAGTTGCAGATGGTGTCGCAAAATCATTGAAAGGAGTTGCATCAGTAGCGATTGGTGCGGTGACAGCGATTCAGCTAGTAGGTAAAACACTGGGTGGAATGGCTGCTGTGGGTGGAGCGATTTTTAGTGAAGCTAATTGGTATGAAATGAATCCAATTGGATTTGTTAAAGCTGCTTATGATGCTAGAAAAGAAATCGGTGCACTTACAACGGAAATAAAGTCTGATTTACATAATACGGTAATCGGTGCGGCTGAACGCATGGATAAAATGTGGGAGGGCAATGACGCTTCAACAGCAAAACAAATGGCTAGCTTGAAAGAGTTATCTAAAACTCAATCTGGTGTAACAAAAGGTCTTGATGAATGGGTTGATAAACAGAATAAATCTAGTGATGCCACTAAAAAAAACTCAAAAGCCCAAACAGACTTAAATAGACTTCTTGAAGAACAAGCTCAAATTCGAAAATCATTAACTTATGAGTTTTCCACTGATCTTCAACGAATGAAAATTGATTACGAAAGAGTGCTAGTAGATATTAACGATGCCAATTTCTCTCCAGCATTACGTAGTCAATTTTTATCTACTGCAAAAGCTAGGTTTGAAGATGAGCAAGTTCTTTATAAGATGAAGCAGGCTCTTGAACTTCAAGAACATAAGATAAATGAAGAGTCAAAAGCCAAAGCGACATTTATTATTGATCAGCAAATCATCGCAAATCGAACTGATATAAATACTGCTGAAAAACAACAGTATTTGAATGCACTGCAAGAAAAACATACTCGAGCAATGGCTTGGTTGAGGCTTGAGCAGAACATGCGTCTAAACGATGCATCACAAGTATTTCAAACTGACATGCAGAATATTGCAGCTAAGTATGAGTTTGAGCGTCAGCAAATCATCTTAAACAGTCAATTTAGCAAAGATGAGCGTCAAGCATTAATCGATGCATCTCGTATAACAGAAAGCATGGATCAAGCCCAAGGGCGGGATGCAGCATTGTATGGGATGTTGAATGCTTCGGGTATTGATACGACACAAGAGGAAGCAGCGGCCCAACGTGCTGAAGCTTTTCAGGCAGCATTGGACTGGCAGTTGATTACTCAAGAAGAGTATCAGCAAAAGATGCTTGAAAGTGAAAGTCAGTATTATCGTGCTAAAGCAGTGTTAGGTTTGCAAGATGCAGCTAATACAACTGCTGGAATGGCTGATCTGATGGGAAGCTTACTTGGTAAACAATCCGCTGGTTATAAAGCTATGTTTATTGCATCCAAGATGTTTGCACTTTCCAAAGTAATTTTGAATGCACCTGAAACGTTCTCGAATGTGTATAACTCTGTTTCAGCAATTCCAATGATCGGTCCATATATTGCGCCAGTTGTTGCTGGTGGTGCTTTAGCAGTTCAACTTGGTCAGGCCGCACAAATCAGATCAATGAATTTACAGGGCTTTGCCGCTGGTGGACATATTACTGGTAAGGGAACTGGTACAAGTGATGATATTCCGATTTGGGCATCTAATGGTGAATATATGCTTCGTGCTGCCGCTGTTGAAAAATTAGGATTGGATAATCTTGATTACATCAACCGTACTGGTATGTTGCCGTCAAGATTTGCAACGGGAGGTTTAATTGGTAAAGAACGTTTCTTATCAACATCAAGCCAAAGTGATCGGCGTGGTGATGGTGTGAATATTATTATCAATGTGCCATCTGGTTACACTGCAAATGAAAGTCGTGATGGTAGTGGGAATGTGACGATTGATGTGGTGGAGAATTTTGTTAAACGAGCGTTTAGCAATTTAAATCAAGCGAACTCATTTGAATCTAAGCAGATCCGGAATAACTTTAATGTGGGGCGTGTACGATGAATAAACTCGATCTTTGCCCACTTCAATCAAGTTATTCAGTCAAGTATGGTACATCAGTTGAACGAATAGTATTAAGCGGTGGGTTTGGTCGATATGTTCAAACTAAAAACGCTAAAAAGCATTTGGTCGATGTGGCCTTTACACTTCGTGAAGATGACTTCATATATTTCAGAGCATTTTATCTAAATTGGCAGCTTAACCCGCTGCCTTTTTTAATGTCTTTAATTATTGAAGACAGCGAATTTAGAGAATATATCACTCAGTTTATGCCTGATTCTTTCACATTTAATGAGTTAAGCGGAAAGATTTTTAAAGTCTCTGCGCAGCTCGTTGTGGTGACTTCGGAAGTGCAGATTCTAACTTCAAAGCCGTATCCCTTATTTTTTTATGATTCTATTAAATCAAGTGCTCTTCCAGTAAATCCAAGAACATTCGATCCAGTTTTGAACAATGAGAATCTTTTAACGAATTTTTCAGTCAAAAATGCAAAGTATTTATCTGAAATCACTTATACAACTTTGCCTTACGAACCTGTTGATCAAGTTAAATCAGATTTTTCAGTCAGAAATGCAAAGTATCTGTCTGAAATCACCTATAAAACTTTGCCTTATGAACCTATCGATCAAATTAAGTCTGCTTTTTCAGTCAAAAATGCGGTGATCAAAGATGTGTTAATTACGCATGAGACAAATGCTGATCTGATGCAATCGGAATTCATTGTGTTAAGTGCCAAGTATATTGAGGAGATTTAATATGTTATTTAAAACGAATATAAAAGTTGGCGCGAGATTTAAGCTTATTGTTAGAAAGTCTGATGAACAAAGATTAAGCGAAAGTGCGTGGAGTGATAATTTGGTTCTTGATGCAGGACTCGACGCGATGGCTGGAGTTGGTAGTGCAGCAATCTCTCATGTATGGGTTGGATCGGGGAATTCTGCACCAGTTCCGTCTCAAGTTAGTTTAGATAATGCTATTGCTGGAACAAGTACAACACAAGGTAGCGATCAATCGGGATTGCAGGTATCCGCTTTACCTTATTATTATTTTTGTAAAAGAACATTCCGTTTTCCTCTTGGAGCTTCGGCTGGAAACTTGTCTGAGGTAGGGCTTGGTAATGGTGCAGGTTCTTTATTTAACAGAGCTTTGATTCGAGATAGTTCAGGCAACCCTACGTCAATCACGGTTCTAGCAGATGAGATACTAGATGTTCTCGTTGAGCTACGTATTTATCCATCCACAAATTTCTCAGGTCAATTTCAGTTACTCAACAAATTTGACGAAGTAGTTAGTGCACATGACTATGCTGGCAATGCTGTACTTCACAATAATGGTATAGCATGGTCAGTAGCGTCTGTTCGTGTAGATTTGCCATTACTAGCAGCAAGAGTAATGGCAAATTCAGTAAATCCATTAAATACATCATATCCAAATACTACAGGTGCTGTAACCAAAGTCATGTCCCAATCAAGACCAAATAACAGAGCTTTAATTGGTTTATTTACATTGGGTCTGAATGAGGGAAATGATTGGGATCACAAGGGCATCCTGATTCCGATTGCAAACTTGTTGTCTAAAGGAGATTCGTCTGCGCTGATCGGTTACAAATGGGATATTGATCCACCAATTCCAAAGAGTAATCAGCAAACACTAAGATATATGTTTGAGCTAACATGGGATAGGTATATGCCATGATGCCGAATAATGCATTATCAACAAGCAGCGTTTACGCTGCTTTTTTAGTGCCCAATCGCATTGATGAGTTAATCGATTACGAATGGGGTGGTAGTGATTTATATGACGCATCGCAGGGTTTGCAAGCCAAGTTATGGACTTGTTTTTATGAAAGTGGAGTTATCAAAGCCAAAGCAGATCAAGTGATTCATGACTTAATCACTGTCGATGATGTGACAGCATTAAGCTTTGCATTTGATTTAAATATGCGTCCTGTTGTGACTTATGTTGTAAATCATGAAGTGTTTTTGTGGTGGTATGACACTGCAGTTGCACGGCATGTGACAACGAGTTTCGGTAGTTTGATCATTACCCCACAGTTATCACTCGATGATCACCGCACAATTTATTCAGCAAATGCAGATGTGATTTTTGCATATATTAAAGCAGAGCAACTTTGTATTCGATTGCAACGAGATCGTTATCAAATTGAGTATGAGCTGGGAGCAGGACAGGTACTCATTCAAATAGGGATGATGACCAACAACAGATTTGGATTTGCTACAAAGATCATGAATGGTTTTGATCTGTTTTTAGATCAGATGTATGTCGATGCTCGAAATAAAGCATTACGTTTTGATTATCTGGATCTGTGTTCACTGCAGGCATCTTATAGTGTTCAATTCGGAAATAGCGTCATCAAAGCTGAAGGGTTGAATGAAGATGCTTTGAGAACCCAATTTGAAAATATAGAAAATGTGGTGTCGGTCGCTTTCAATCTGAAAGAAAAAGACTTTGACTACTTCATATCATTTTTCAGAGTCTGGCAGCATAAACGCAAGCCGTTTTATATAGATCTAGTTTTAGATCAACGTCCACGCACCCAGTATCTAGCACACTTTGTATATGACAGCGTTTCGATGACGAAAAGTGGTGCTGTATTCAAAGTAAGCGCTCAGTTATTTATCTTGAATAATGATCTTGATAAATCAGCAATTAAAACGATAGCGGAGTCACGGAATGTCAGAGCTTGAGAGTTTTTTATACGGTCCAGATAACGCCTATTTGATTGAGTGTATCGAGATAAATCATAGTCTCTGGCCAAAGCCGTTGCGCTATGTGACCAATGTTTCTGAAGGTGTAACAGTCATTCAAAGTGGTCAGCCAACTTTTTATGAATATGCAGTGCTCAAAATTGATCGCGGCAGTGTCAGTGATGATCTTGATCAGAAGTTAGCGATAACGGTCGGGGATTTGGGTAAAGTCATTCCTGGTCTTGTTGATCAAATTATTGAGCAAGTATCACTTGAGCGACCGCAAGTTACTTATCGAGCGTATTCAAGCATTGATTTATCAAATCCAATTTTGCAGATCGATCACTTAGAAGTCACAAGCCAGAACAACGACTATCAAGGAACGACATTTGAAGCTGAAGCAGAGCAGCTTAACGAAGTTGGTACTGGATTGTTATTCACAAAAGAGAATTTTCCGACCTTGGTTGGCTTTTACTAATGAGGTAAAGAAATGATTGAATTTCACGATAGCATTCACTCAGTTGACTACATGATTGATCTAAAAGACATCTCAAATATTGAGCGACGTTTCCGTAGTAGCCGCGGATCTGAGTCAAACTATGATGTTATTTTCACGTTTAAAAGCGGAAAAGTTATCGAAATGACTTTGAGTGATGCCGATGTAACTCGGCTTTCAAGTGCTGTGGAAAATGCATAAATGGTGAGTTTAGCGAATGAGAGATTTTAATCTGCAATTGCTTTCATTATTTGAAATGCAATACAACGTTAAGAATTATCATTGTGTTCATTTCGTGATTGATGCTGCAAGACAGTTGCTAGATCAAGATTATTCAAAAAGCTTTATTGGTTTGACTGCATCGCTAAATGATTCCATTCAAACATCAAGACAGACAGTCATTCGCAATAAACACATAAAAGAGCCAACACATGGTTGTATTGTCCTCATGACAAGCCTTACGGGAAATAATCACGTAGGGCTTTTTTATTGTGGCAAGGTTTTGCACTTGAATGAATCGGGCACTCAATATTTATCACTAAACAGCATGAAATGTTTCTACACAAGGTTTAGATACTATGAGCCACTTACAGATTTATGAAGATCCGCTTGATGCAAGCACGATCACGATTGAGCAGACTGATAATGTTTTGCGTCGATTCTTAGAAATTAAAGCGAAATTTACACAAGCACGAATTTATAAAAATACGCCTTGTCATGAAAATGAAGTTACCCCAATTGATAAAGTCACTGCATTAAAATTGTTAGATGCTGGACCAGAGGATCAATTTCATATTGTTTGTCATGCTGGTGACATCATTTCAGCAGTGAACTATGTTGTCGTTAAAATATTTGGTTCTATTGTTAATGCACTCGTAAAAGTACCTACTCTCAATCAAACACAGGAACTTGGTTCAAGTAATAATGATTTAACCAGTCGTGAAAACAAGCAGCGGATTGGTCAACGTGTTGCGGACCCATTTGGAAAGATAAAATCTATTCCTGATCTGATTGCACCTAGCTTTGTTTATTATGTAAACAAGCAAGAAGTTGAAGAATCATTGATGTGTTTAGGTCGTGGTTATTATCACATTCAAGACATTAAAGATGGTGATACCACTTTATCTACAATTGCCGGATCAGCATGTTCAATCTATGAGCCAAATACCAGCATCATTGGTACACCACAAATCAAGATTGGTGAGGATTTTACAGATAATCCTTTGGTCGCAAAGATGTGCACAGCTATCAATGGCCAGTCCTTGATTGAGGGCAGTGAAGATATAACTAATTTGGATGTTGATTTTCAACTTACAGCACTTTATCCAAATCGCCTACAGACACTTAATCCTTCAGTTGATATGAGAGATTATTTTCAAATTGGCAATACTTTACTTCTCAATATGTCAGAGCTAGGTGTAGCGAATGCAAGCATATCAAGCGAATGTACTCCAAAAAGCACAGGCGAACTTCATATACAAACTACGCAATTGCTAGATAGTCTTAACTTTAAGACGCTACAAATTACATCACTTATTCTTGATGATCTGAATTTGGCTGGTGCTTATCAAATATCGAGCATAACCCAAGTTGTTGGTGGATATATCTGCAATTTAATTGATCCTGATTTAGTCAATTCTAATTGGTCGTTGATTGTAGATATTGATGAGAAGTCGGCATTTTTTTCTGGAATATTGCAAAACAATACTGATTCAATCGATCTTGGAGGAGAGTATCCTTCAGTTCTTGGTGTAGGTATTAACTACATTGATTTGGAGGTCCCAACAGCATTACAACCTGAGTGGGATCAATTGCAGGGCATTTCTATTAGTCAAACAGATATTAATCTCAGAAAAGTTGTATCAAGTTGGCTTGGTTGGTATTACATCGATTACAACGACATTGAAGAGCTGATTTTTAATGTTTATTTTCCACAGGGGTTAAGGCTTATTGGTTGGCGAGGGAATTATTACAATGAATGGGTTGGTTGGACCATTCAGTATCAAGAAGTAGTAAGTGGTATGCCAATTGGTCCTGTTTCTGAGCGTATTGAATGGGCATATGACAATACAATTTCAGGTTTTGGCGCATCAACCAGAATTAAACTAAGCCAAAAATTTCAAGACGGAGTGCGATTTAGGATTAAAAAAGAACCTGAAACATGGGCAAAGAATGTACAGCAACGATTTAGGGAGGCAAAACTAAAATCAGTGTACGCATGTTCAGTATCAAACAAGCTAACTTATGACGATGTCACGATCGTACGGACCAAAACCATCGGTACCAATGAAGCAACAAGCGTTAAAAACCGCATGTTGAACTGTATCGCCACACGTAAGCTTTTTACATATCGGACCGGCTTTAAGTCAGTGGAGAGAATGCCTACAAGTAATTTTGCAGATATCGTCTGTGCGATTACGACCGATGAATTGATAGGGCGTAGAGATATAAGCACGCTTGATTTCGCTAATCTCTATGCAGTGGCAGATGAGGTCGATGCCTATTTTGGTGTGCCGATTCAGTTTAACTACACATTTGATGATGCCAAGATGTCTTATGAAGAGACACTTACAACGATTGCGAATGCAGTGTTTTGTGATGCGCGCCGTGAATCAAACAAAGTTTTCTTTGTATTTGAAAAGCCGCAACAAGTGCCGACTTTATTGTTCAATCACAGGAATAAAAAACCTGAAAGCGAGAAGCGTTCTGTCAATTTTGGTGTAAACAAAGACTATGACGGGGTAAAACTCAAATGGGTCGATCCGACTGATTCTTGGTCTGAATCTGAAATCAAGTTGCCTAATGATAATGTGGCCAATGCGCGAGAGTTGGAAATTAAAGGTATTACCAATCTTCAGCAAGCGATGCTTTTAGCGCATCGAGCATTGAATAAGTTGAAATATCAGAAGAAGACCGTTGAATTTTCGGCTTATAGTGAAGCGGATCTCGTCACTCGGAATGACTTAATTCTTGTTGCTGATGATACGCGTCCGATGCTGATTAGTTCAGGATCTGTCATTGATCAAGATGGACTGTATTTAACTTTGTCACAGCCGTGTGTACTAGAACAAGATGAAAGTTATGTCGTTCATCTTCAATTGCCAAATGGCCAAGTGGACGTTGTTCAGGTGACACAAGGAGATAGTGAGCGAGAAGTCTTATTAGCACGTGCACCAACTTCGCAGCTTGTTATTGAGTACGAGGGGAATATCAGTTGTTCAACCTATCTGGTTACGACCGACACGTATAGCAAGCGAGATCTATTTTTGATTACTGAAAAGTCTGGTGGTGGTACTGAGTCTTCAATCACTGCAATAAACTACACTGATCAATATTATTTAAATGATAAAGATTATGTCTGAATCAATAGCCGCCGAAGCGCGGTTTTTTTACATCTGGAGAAATGAAAAATGGCAGAGCCTATGAGCAGCGGTGTTGGCGTCGCAACTGTAATTAAAGTTTATGGTATGTGGTTTTTGATGGCCATTGCGGCTATAGCGGTGGTTTTGGGTTATTTGGTAGTCATTATGACTCGAATGCCTCGTACACGCAGTGAATGGGTCGTGAGTTTAATCACTACGGTGGTGGGGAGTATCGCAGGTGGTGGATTCCTAATTCAGCATTTTGAACTACATGATTATCTTTTAACTTGGTCGGGTCTATGTGCAATAGGGGGCATTTTCTTTGCTGCAGGTTTGCCATTTTGGGCCATCATCCGTTGGTCATTCAACTATGTGAATGCTAGAGAGGATGCAACCATCTTCGACGTAGCTAAAGAAATGAAAGATTTCAAAGATAACTTTTGAAGGGTATCAAAAGGCATGTTGATGACCTCTATTAACATTCAAGTTAAAAAAACAAAGTTCTAATATAGAACTTATTATTGAACTTAACCATGAGGTCAAGCTTTTATGCCAGTTTCAAGCCATTCAAAGAATAAAGGTCTTAAAGATAAGATTAACCAAAAGTTAGCAAAAATATCTGGTGACTTATTGGGTGCGGTTACACCTGATAGACAGGAGTTGCTTCCTAAAGAATATGATTTGAGCCCACATACTGAATATAAGCGCTATGGAAGTACTCATTATGGCGTGATGATTCCTGATCTGCCTGAACCTTATCGATATCTGTCTTGGGCGTCTGTGATTGGTTATGTTGGTTTTCCAATAACTGACTCTGAGTATCAAATATCCAATAGAGGAAAAGGTGATACAGCTTCACTAGTGCATGGCACAGCCTTATCTTCAACTGAAGAGGCATTTAAGACTTACTCAATAATTGACGATATAGAATTTAGTAAAGATCCATTTTCGGTCAATTTTAAGAATGATACTTTTTTTAAAGAGTGTGAAGATGGATATCTTCTCACTACGAATAGAGATGATCTGCAGCTTGAGTTAAAACTGAAACCTACTAAAGCCGTTACTTGGTTTGCGTATAGTTCGCTGTATAAGCATTTTAGCGTGTTGATGCATTACGAAGGGCAAATGGTTCAAAAGGGTAAAATAGTAAAAATTAAAGGGCTTTGTACACTGGAGTCTTGGAAAGCCGTCGCAACTTCAATGCTAAAAAACCAGTTGCTTGTTAAACATATCCAAATTCCTGTAAAGGTCTTCAGTTATCAAGTAATCAACTTAGATGAAAATCAACAATTGTTACTTGCGTTCATATGTTATGAGAATCAACCTGTTTTAACCTCAGTTTATTACCGTCATATCGATGGCACTTCAATTCAATTTAATGGCGATGTGCTATTTGAAGTTACAAAGAATCAGACTGAACCTCAGATCACCCCTGATGGATACAGTATGAATGTACCCGACACATTTAAATGGGTTGCGCATCATAACGGTGAGAAGATTTTAGAGATCTTTGCCGAAGTAGATACGCCGTATTGCTATGGTCTAGCGGCAGGTTTTGTTAGTTCATACACGTGGCAAGGAATGTTTAAAGGCAATGATTTGCAAGGTAGAGGATACCTAGAGTTTATTGATAGAAGTTAATTAAATAATTTAGTGATTTAAACATCAGACCGCCAATTCAGGCGGTTTTTTATTACCTAAAGGAAAGTAAAAATGAACATCGAACAATATCTTAATGAATTGATTAAACGTGAAGGTGGGTATGTAAATAATCCTGCCGATCGAGGAGGAGCGACTAAGTTTGGGATCACCGAAGCGGTCGCACGTGCGAGTGGCTTTAAAGGTCACATGCGAGATCTACCATTGGATGTAGCCAAAGGCATTTATCGAAAACAGTATTGGATCTCGCCACGATTTGATCAAGTGAATACGATCAGTGCCGCCGTGGCTGAAGAACTACTCGACACAGGTGTGAACTGCGGGACGGGCTTTGCCAAGCCATTACTGCAACGTGCTTTAAATCTTTTGAACAATCAAGGTAAAGGAGGATGGCCAGATTTAGTAATTGATGGAATCTATGGTTCAGAAACGATGAATGCATTTACAACCTATCTCACAAAGCGCGGTAAAGAGGGTGAAAAGGTCTTAATCCGAGTGCTCAACATTATGCAAGGGCAGCGCTATATCGAAATATGCGAACGCAACCCTACACAGGAGCAGTTCTTTTATGGCTGGATCAACAATCGAATCGCATAACAAACTAATTCATCATTGCAAACGCTCATGGTCATCATTGATTGTGAGCGTTTTAGTTTTGTGCTTACTGTCAGGATGCTCAGCGCATACGATCAATAGCAATGTGCATGTTGGGATATGTGTAAAAGCCCTCTGATGAGGGCTTTATTCGTATCAATGGTCATTCAAGTTCTAGTTGATAGTCATCTTTGGTCACTTTAATTTTTAATTTTTTATATTTGCGTTTGTTTGGATTGACTGCGGAATTGTTTACTTCATCTGCAAAAGTCTTGTCTTTCATGAGGCTTGAATACGCTTTATATCCTAAAATAATCCGCGTGGGTTGGTATCCATTTCTATTTACATAGTATTCAATAGTTGAATTTAATTCATTTAGAAGACTTGTATCACTCATTTCAAAAATGCTTCACTTTTAAGAGTTCATTGAAGAATAGTGTAAATTAAGTAAAATATCTATATGAATTTAAACATTTTTATACGGGCTACCTGTCATAAAACTGTAATATTTCATGCTGAATTTTATTCATTGAACTGTGATCTAAAAAACTCTTAATTTTATAAAGGATTTTTGTACTCAGATTGCTGACATTACAATTGGCTAGTGAAAGCATGGCTTGATAACAATAAAATAAATAATCCAAAAAATCATGGTTTATCTACTATTTGAAATTGTGGTAAAGGTAAAATCAAAACTAATCACAAATGATTAGCTCTCTGGAATTTCATAATCTTTTGGCTTTCGCACATTCTTAACAAACCGTTCTTCCATTGCACCATACTTTTTAAAGTTTTCACGAGCTTGATTAAGTGAAGGGACGTTTGCACAACCAGCCCAATCATGATCCTCTGATTGAACAGGGTCATCCTCCCAGAAGCATACAGGGCAGATATCATATTCGCCGTTTGATGGTTCGCTTCTTGTTAAATAGCCGCAACATAAACACGGGTAGAGCATTATATTTCTCCAATCTTCCTTAACTATTTTTCTCAGGCTTTTCAGCAAAATTATAACTCAAATACACAACATTTTTGGGTTCAACCAAAGAGACATTCTTCTGTTCATCTATGACCGCACAAAGGGCAGAGCCACATAGGATGCGGTATTGTTTGAGATCAGTATCCATGCCAATAATTTTTACTAAGGGCTGTTTTTCCATATCCTTAAGTACAGTTTGACCAACAGCTTTTCCTTTTTGCTCAATATGGCTTAGAGAGAAAATAGCACCAAGAAATAGCATATAAATTATGATCGTTGTAAAAGTAAATACAGAATAGTTTCGTTCTCTTTCATCTTCTAAGCTCGTATTGTGAGGTTTAACTTCATGTGGAAGTCTGAGCTTAATTTTACTTCTCAATAAATTAACGATTTTTTGATCTATTTCTGCGGAAACAAAGATATATCTTGATACGTAGAATAGGGTACTAATAATAAAAAAGTATATCAAAGGCGCTTGCCCTTTAATAAATCCCCAATATATTTTGTCTTGTACACTAAAATTCAATACTAGAGGATCAACATAGAAAGGGCGAAGTAAGCCTCCTAAATAGGCTTGCCCTAAAGCAAATAAAAATATTGCTGTCAAAGTAACAATAATTGCTGTATCCAACGAAAAATTAAACTTCATTTTATTTCCTTATTTTTTCTTCTTCGGGCATTTCTTGCCATTTCCACCCGGCAAGCAATCACATGCTTGACCATCGCCGTCACGATCTAAGCTTTTCCATCCAGTTTGACCAGACTTTTTGCGTTTCTCATACCAAGCTTGTGCTTCTTTTTGAGTTCCAAAGTCAGCACATTTCTTTGCATAAACTTGAATAGTTGTGAACCCCAAAACTAAAATAAGTAAAATTTTCATAAATTATTTTAAAGTCATAATATTAGCCAAAGTCTAACAATACTTAAGTATTTTACTCAATGAATCTAGTGAAAAAGTCTTATAAAAGCTAGTTTAGTTGACAAACTCTTGAATAGGCCCGATTTTTTGGTTGACAAATCCTGTATTTAGTCCTAAATAGTGAAATTGAATTGATATGTAAGTTATCTTTCATTTGTTCTATAAGTTGAACATAATATAAACAACGAGACTTTAAAATAAACTGTAATGTCAAAAGTGGGTAAAAAGGGCAAATTAGCCCAACAAAATCTTGATCTGTATGATCCATCTGTTCAGCAAGAACAGGGTGGTGATCTTGATTTTGTTTTAAAAATCCACGATGGTCATTTACATGATTTAGAAATTTCTAGTGTTGCCAATTTGCTTTCTGCATTAGGTCAAATTGTAGGTATTAAACAAGCCAGTTTTAAAACCATTAAAGAAGGTTCTACTACGATTGCAGTTACTGTTCCGAATGATCTTAAAGCAACTGCGATCCTAAACGTAACCAAAGACACTGCAGCAAAACATAAGCAAGTTGCTCGCATACAAAAAGAATTGGGTAAGTATCATTTGCATGATGCCGAAATTTCATACGGCACTTTAAAAGAAGATGAAATTTACCAACCAAAAGAAATTTTATATGTCGTACCAGAACTAGAAACTGAAGAGGTTTTCACTCAAGAAGAATCTTTGGATGGGCGTTTAACTCGCCTGCAAAAAGGTCGTGACAAATCAGATCACATCACCATTATTTTGAATAATGGTGTGGAAATTCCTGCACAGTGTTCTAAGACATTATTAAAAGAATTACACCCATACTTTGATAAAGATACAAATTTAAGATTTGAAGGGGAAGCGACTTATTTATCGAAATCTAATACTTATCAATTGACGCTTAAGAAGTACATCATCAATAAGTTCCATGTCATTGAGGATGTCAGTTTAGAAGCGTGGATTGATGACTTTAGAGCAAAAGGTGCATCGAATTGGTCTAAATACGATGACCCGATAGCTGAGTGGCTGAAGGAGCGACAAGATTGATCATCTTAGATACGAATGCCTTAATTACTTTTCTTGATGGAGAAAAGTCTAGTTCGGAATATTACAATCTTATAGCTGCCTTAAGAGCTTTGTTGCATGAAACAATAGCATTGCCTATGCCTGTTATTTCTGAATTTATTGCGGGCGATGATAATGAAGATCGAGCTTTAAGTTTGATTAAGCCTGGTTCTAAATTTAAGAGTTTAGACTTTGATGCTAAAGCAGCTTTAGTTGCAGCAAAAATTTATAAAGATTATAGAGCTAGTTTAGCTAAGAGTAATCAGAGTCAAAGACCAAATCAAAAAATAAAAGTCGATTTACAAATATTAGGAATAGCAATTGCCAATCATGCCTCAATGATTGTTACACATGATAAGGGTATAAAAAAAATTGTAGATTGCTTAGGCCTACCAATTGTTGTTTTTGATTACATTGATAAAAGCTATTTTGAACAGATGGCTAGTGTAGAAGTTACGGAAAGTGATCGAGTTCAGTAAATTTTAGTTATATAAATAATTAACTAATAATAAATTAGGTGCTTGTGGGTTATAAAATGGAAAATTTGGGAAAAATAGTAGTAAAAAGGATAGATGTAAAAAGATTTCGTGCATTAGTTTCGCACTCACGACAACCTCACCTTCCTTTTATTTGTGAAGAGCTTGACTGGCTGGCAGATGATAATGAAATTGTTTTAGGCTGTCTGGTACAAGATAAAACGGATCTTGATTTTGGCGGTGTTATATTAGGTAGAGATGAAGAAGGTCGTTATAGATGTTTTGATGTAACTGCGAATATTGAAACAAAAGAAGAAGCACTTTCTTGGATTTGCAATACAATTAAATGGCATATTGGACAAAATCAAGAAATTTTCCCTCAAGGAGATGGTGGTAAAAAAAGTGATCTTTTCTCACCTGTGGTAACTATCGATAAACAGCATCCCTATTTTACTAGATTATCTAATGAAGAATCTTTTACTCCAGCTAAAACTGTTATTAATATTTTAATGGGGCACTATAGAGATATTGATGGAAACTTTGTTGAACAATTTCAGAGCACGGGGTTTGATGCAAGATTATGGGAGCTTTATTTAGATACGTATTTACATGAAGAAAATCTATTTTTGAACAGAGATCACTATGCTCCTGATTTTTTGGTGGAAAAGTATGGATACAAAGTGGCAATTGAAGCTGTGATAGTGGGACGAAAGCAAGATAACCAACCATCATTATTGAAAACTTTGCCTAAAGTACTAAGTCCATCATTAATTTTAGAAAAATGTAAAAATGAAATGCCAATTAAGTTTGGTAGTCCTCTATTTTCTAAATTAAAAAAAAGATATTGGGAAAAGGAGCATGTCAAAGGAAATCCATTGGTATTCGCAATAGCAGACTTTCACGATGATCAGTCTATGCAATGGTCAAGTAATGCTTTAATGCGATATTTATACGGATATTCAGTTGAAACTAGATTTGAGAATGGACAGTTTATACATTCAGCAGTAAAAATTGACAAACATCAATTAGGGAATAAAGTTATACCCTCAGGCTTTTTCTCTCAACCTGATACTGAACATATAAGCGCTATTTTATTTTCAGCGAGTGGAACTATCTCAAAGTTTAATAGAATTGGCAAACAAGCAGGCTTTGGATCACAAGATATTACAATGTTTCGTTTTGGTACTTGTCATAATCATGATGAGAGTGCGACTACACCTAGTTTCTTTCGATATCAAGTTACTAATAAATCAAATGAAACATGGGCTGAAGGGCTATCTATGTTTCATAATCCGAATGCTAAATATCCAGTGCCACGCGAACTTTTTCCATCGATAGCACATCATTATATTAAAGATGATAAAATGTATAGCTTCATACCAGATTTTCATCCATATTCTTCAATGACAATGAATTTTAAAATTAAAACGAAAAAATCTTAAATTACTTAACCCATTACGATGCTTTTTAACTATCTCATTGTAATGGGGATTTTACATAATTTTATATATTATCTATAATGATTTAAAACATATTCAGCAGCAACTATTCTTTTTCTGCAGTTTTTTAACAATTGCTCATATAGATTTTTTTTTGTGTAAAAATAATCAAAATTGTATTTTCTATATAAATAAGAATATAAGTTATATTGATGTTCGTATCTTAAACCTTCATTTACTGATGGCGTTATACCTGAAAATAAACTAAGTTCACCATATGCCATAGCTATTCTTAAATCATCATAATCTAGAGATTGATCGCCAATATTATTTTTGAACTTTATAAGTTCTTTTTTATTTTTAAATTTCAAAAAAATAGAACCATCATATCTCCAAGGGTTTTTATCATAATCTATCCTCCAAATATCTAAATATCCAGATTCTTTTAAAACATTTGTTATCTGTGAGTCATATTCATGATTTGAGATTAAAAAAGGAATAATTTCCTCTAAGGTTTGAATATCATTACTTAATAAAATTCTAATATCTGTAAGTAATTTATTTATAATACTTTCTTGAATATATAATGGGTTGTCAGATTTTGAAAACTCTATTTCTTCATCGGTCGCAAGTTTTATTACATTTTTTACCTCTTCAAAACACTTAGAAATAGATATTTCATGAGGAGTACAATAATTTGTATTGTTGACAATTCGTATATTTGAATTTTCAAATGATTGAGCAACGAGCCTTGAACAGAATTGTCTATTTTTTTGTCTCAATGCATTTGGTGTTAGAACACTTTTTGCAGCTTCAAATTTTGAATACTCCTTTCCATGTTCAGACCGTGCAAAAGTACAAATATTCTCAATTACTTGAGTATTGATATATTCTTTTTTTAATCTTAATACTTTTACATCTTTAGGGCTTTCAAATAATAACCTCTGAGGGTTACCACTATGAACTCCATGTAAGTCAGAATGCATATAAGAATTGCCTAGATAGAGAATTGCATGGGAAAAATCGCTTTTAGTAGCTTTTCGAATTCCTTTGCTGGATATAGTGGGTGCAGCAGTTAGTATTACATCTCCCGGCTGCATTAAATCTTGAAAACGTAAGATATATTTTTTAGTCTTTGTATCACCAGTCTTTTTTTTGTTTAGCATTTTAAAATCCAATTACGCTTCATCTTCAGGTTGATAATGATCTTCAACTCGTAACCATCCTAGACTTTTTTTTCCATTATCTACAACATCAATATGATTGTTACCTTTATAAACTACAACTTCTTTATTAAAAAATTTTAATGAATTCCAAAATGAAGAACCACTTAATACTTCAAGAGAAAGATCAATATCATCTCGAAGTTGCTCAAGTTCTTGTGTGTAATCTAGGCTAAGGTTGTTTAAAAGCTTGCCATAAACAACACGTTTTTTACCGTTTTTTAAATGAAATATCTTAACTTCTGAATGTGGGGGAGCTGAACTTTCATTTCTTAAAAAACTTTCTTCCAAGCGTGCAACAATATCCGCATTCATAGAGCGATTCAGTTCTTTGGCTGACTCTGCAATTTTATCTTTTAGTTCTTGCGGTAAACGCAAATTATAAGCAACACCTAAATGTTTACCCATGACATAGTCCTAATAAATTCTGTTGACATGGTATCAAGTGGACATATATATTTGCAATATGTCCAGTGGACATTATTTTAAAAAAATGCCCCGAAGAATCTTGGCGGATCGCGGGGCACTTACCAATACCTATGAGGATATTGATATGGCTAGTTTAGCACTAACTTTCCATGAAACAACTTTTAATATTTTAGAGTGTGATCACAAGCATGGATTACTTCTCGTGAGCTTGGTCAAGCTTTAGGATATGCGAGAGATGATGCAGTAAACAAAATATACGAGCGTAATTTAGATGAGTTCTCCTACCATATGTCCCGTAACGTCAAAATGACGTTGCAGGGTCAACAGCGAGAAGTTCGAGTTTTTTCATTACGTGGATGTCATTTGATTGCTATGTTTGCAAAGACAGCAGTCGCAAAAGAATTCCGAAAATGGGTTTTAGACATTTTGGATAGGGAAGTACAGCCTAAAACCAAGAACCATAAAACTGAACGTGTGGTTTTAAACGATGCAGTAAATATGCTTGTGGCGAAATCAAAACATCTTAACTTTTCCGATGCCTACAAGCTCGTTCACCAACGTTTTAGTGTGAAAGGCATAGATGAGATCTCACTTGATCAGATCCCTGTAGCGGTTGAATACGTCCATCATCTGATTGCTTTATTTAGCTATAGAGAACATAGAACGGCAGACATGAATACGATTGCTTTAGCACATTGCATGATTTGGTGTCGCCAGTGGTGGAAAGAGTACGGTGAAGCTATCCGTAAAATTAACCCGAATATTGCCTCATCCGTACACGACTATTTCATAGATGGTTCATTCGTCGCTTGGGGCTTTGTAGATGAATCTGAGAAAGCAGCATTACGCAGAAAGTTGGATGCTCATCAATGGAATTTAACCATAAATGAAAGGTTAAGATTACTGTAA